CAAAATGTTGACATTAGCGACTGCCCTGTATAAGTGTCTTTTTAAATCTTTACGTGTCCAGACTGATGTTGGTGATGATTTCCATCCATCTTCCCACATACGTCCCTGACCCCATTCCTGTGCGTAGTTGATGAATGTGTCATATGATTCTGTCACACTCGAAGCACGTTCTAGAATACGATCATCAGATAATATTTTATCAAACACTTCTGATGGGTCTGGATATACATTCTTTATTACATATGTGTAAGAACGTGAGTGTATCATCTCCATGAATGACCACACTTCCATACATGCTTCTAACTCAGGTAGAGAACAGTATGGTAAGAATGCCATACCTGGTGCACGACCCTGCACAGAGTCAAGCATTATCTGATACTTAAGATTCGAAGTATATATGTGCTTCTGTTCTGGACGTAATGATTGATAGTCACCACGATCTTTTTGTAGAGACACCTCTTCTGGTCTCCAGAAATATCCTAACTGTTGCTTAGTTAAATTCTCAAATTGATTATATTTGAAATTATCATATCTCTGAACACCTAAAGGTTTACCAAAAAACATAGGTTGTTTCTTAGTATCAACGTCTTCAGTGTTGAATACTGTCATACCTTTGACTTGTGGCATTGTACTCCTATCTGTTGATGAGATTTTAAATTGTGCAGGATTCACACTCTTCCTCCGATGTGTCTAAAATTTCGGACACTAAACCACTGAGTGAAGAAGATTCCTCTTCTACCTCATCTGTTTTAATGTCATATGTGTTCTGATAATAACTCGTCTTCCAACCATACTTATATGTAGTCAACCAATCTTGTGCCATTACTGAAACTGGAACTTCATTGTCGGGATAATGTTCTGGATTGTAACTCCAGTTACCACTGATTGCCTGATCAAAGAATTTTTGCATGACGGAAACAATATTTATGTAACCAGTGTTGCTAGGCATTTCCCACAAGAGGGTATAATTATTTTTTAAAGTTCCATATTGAGGGACAATTTGCTTAAGAGGTCCTTTCTTTGACTTCTTAGTGGACAGGTATCCTCTAGGTGGCTCGATTCCATTTGTTGCGTTTGACACAACGGAACTGCTCTCCGAAGGCATTTGTGCGGACAAAGTGCTGTTCCTGACTCCGTGTTCCAAGACAAGTGACCTAAGAGAATTCCAATCATATTTTAAATTGTTTGGCACAAGTTCATCGACATCTTTTTTATAAGTGTCTATGGGAAGTATCCCCTGTGCGTATTTAGTCCGAGAAGAATATTCACAAGCACCCTTTTCTTTGGCAAGGTTCACCGTGGACTTAATTAGATTATATTGGAACGCTTCTGTCAAATCATGGACTAATTGCCATGCCTTTGGATCCTCATATTTGACACCCTGCTTGGCAAGGTAATGTGCTAAACCAATGTAACCAATACCGAGGGATCTTCTTGCTTTAGTAGCGATTTCTGCTGCTCTGACGGGGTATCCTTGAAAATCAATAAGTTCGTCAAGAGACCTAACACTAAGATCACAAAGACTTTCGAGATCGGATAGATCACGTATCTTACCGATATTAATAGCAGAAAGGATGCAGAGAGCAATTTCACCAGTTTCGTCATCGATATGTTGTATAGGTTTGGTTGGTAATGTGATTTCCTGACATAGATTACTCATCTCAACTTTATCAATGAATGATGAATGAGAATTACAGTGATCTATATTCATTAAATACAGTCTACCAGTTTCTGCTCTTTCTTTCAATAGGGCAAGGATGAGTTCTTGTGCTTTAATAGTTTTTCTTGGGATTCTATCGTCTGCTTCATAAGCAACATATAACTCATCAAAGGATGTAGTGCCAAAAGCATCATACAACCCAGGAACAGAATGAGGACTGAATAAACTAATGCTCTCATCGTCAATAAACCTCTGATAAAATAATGAACTTAATTGAATACTGTAGTCAAGTTTACGAACTCGATTATCTTCAGTGCCTTTATTGTTTTTGAGAACTATAATGTCCTCTATTTCTTGGTGCCAGATGGGGAAGTGGACAGTTGCTGATCCACCACGGATGCCATTTTGAGTGCAGCATCTGACAGTTGCTTCAAACTTTTTGAGGAACGGGACAACACCTGTGTGCTGAACTTCCCCGTCTCTGATTTTAGCGTTGATCCCACGGATGCGACCTGCGTTGATACCGATACCAGCCCTCTGAGCGACATAACGACCAACGGCCATATCACTACTAAAAATACTATCCAAGGTGTCGTCAATATCAACCAGAACG